AGAGGCGAGCTCGTCCGCGGACGCGTACGCCATCAGGCCTCCGACTCTTTCTCGTCGATCGACTTGCGCAGCTCGTCCTTCGTCATGTCGCTGTTCGCCGGCGACGCGCCGATCGACTTGGCATGGTCGAGCAGCTCCGCTTTCGTCATCGCGTCGAGGCCGCCCTCGGGCGGCGGCTCGCCGCCGCCGCCGTCGCCTTCGACCCAGACAGGCTCGAGCCCGACGGCTTCCCTGTTCGGGTCGTCGAACAGGACACCGGTCATGGCGTCTTCGTGATCTCGATGATGGCGGTCGGCAGGATCGTCGCGAGCGCGGCGGCGTAGCCGGCGTAGGCGACCTGTAGACCCAGGACGGACGGCTCGACGACCTGGAGGGCGCCGACACGGTTCTCGTAGAACTCGACGGCGGCGGTGGACAGCACGATGATGGTGCCGGCGTCGAACCCTGGCGACATCACGACGGGCACGCCGGACACTGTCCCTTGCACCCCGGATGCGAAGTCGCCGGCGGAGAAACCCGGGGATTGCGCGTTCTGCGGGTTGATCGGCGCGAACAGCGGCCCGATCAGGCCGAGCGCGTCCGGGGACACGCCGATGATGACACGGCCGGCGCCTTTCGTTGCTGCGTACACGGCTCCGACGGCTGTCCAGATCGCCGCCGACACGACGGCGGGGGTGGCGGGGCCGGTCGGGATGACAGGGCCGACGGTCGTGTTCGTGTCGATCGCCGTGCAGAGCGCCTTCTCCGTCTCGATCGCGTACTGCGCCGCCAGGTCCTGAATGACGATGTCGAGAATCCCGGGCTGGGACCAGTCCAGATTCTGCTTGGACAGGTTCACATATCCGCCGTACGTCACGGCGTTGACGGGGATCATCCCGATGACCATTTTCTGGCTGGTCAGCTCGGTTTTCTCTCCGGCTTGCGGGGCGACGGCGGTGTGCTGCGAGATCTTCGGCCGGTTCCATGTGCCGGAAGGCAGGTCGCGTGCGCCGAGCGCGGTGACCATCGGGCGGGACTGGTCGATGAAGTTGATGATCGGCGCGATCATCTGGGCGGGCAGCAGCCCCGGGTTGTCCGCGGTCGTCTGGTGCGCGGCGGCCCTCTTGAAGATCTCCTGGCGGCGGCGGGCCTCCTCGTTGCCGAGGCCGGCCTGCCAGAAGTCGATGATGAAGTGTCCGGCGGACCGGTACTCGACCTCGGGCGGCCGGGTGTCCCCGACACGGAGGTTGAGGTCGCCGACCATCTTCCGGGACTGCTGCGCGATCTCGGATGCTTCCGCGAGCGGCGCCATCAGCCCGTTGACCTTCTCGATCCGTTTCCGGGTTTCGGTGACGAGCTCGAGCGCTTCGTCGCTGAGGTCGCCGTTGCCGGCCGACTCGACGATGCCGTCGATGAACTGCTGCCGCTCCTCGATCTCGGTTGCGTACCGGGCGAGGACTTGATCTGTCGGACCCATTTGAGGGCTCCTTCCGGGGTTGCGCGAACGATGGGACGGGATCCCGATGTTCGAGCGCTTAACCCCTGCTACAGCCGCCCCGCCCTGCGGTTTGGTCTCTAGCGGCTGAGGAGCCTGCTACTCGCCGCCGAGTATAACCATCCCGGTCAGCGGAGCCATTTCAGGTCCAGCGCCGCTTGTGCGGCCCTGAGAGCGTCCAGCTCGAGCCGGGCGAGGTTCGGGGTCGACACGGACACACGTTCGTCTGCTGGGGGCTCCTGCGCGTTCCTGACGGACAGGACGGCGGCGGTCTCGTAGGCGGGGTTCGGTACGAACGCGAGATGCTCGAGCCTCAGCCGGTTCAGCCTGCGGACGGTGCGGTTGCGTTCCCACACCTCGGCGTCCTGGTAGACGCGGCCGTCGTCGCGGCACAGCAGCTGGAAGCCGGCGGACGCGTCGAGGCCGCCCTCGTCGCACTCGACCAGGGTGCGCTCCCCGATGTCGGTGCCGAACATCCGCACCTCCGCGACGAGCCCCTCCTTCCGGGACGGGTGCAACGCGACGACCTTTCCGCACAGCTTGTCCCAGGAGTGGTCGCGGTTCGCGCGGATCTGGGAGGCGCGACGCTCGACCCCGGTGAACGCCTCCCTGCTCACCACCTCGGTGAACGACCGGCGGCCGTCATAGATCTCGGCGGGCTGCTCGTACGGCATCGCGATACAGGTGACGATCCGTTTCGGGAAGTTCACGTCGGCCACGACGCCGGCGTTACGGGTCTCGATGGTTTGCTCGATCATGGTCGCCGTCATCTCAGCACTCCTGCCGTGAGGTCTTGCGGGGCTGTCTCGTCGAGCCGTTCCGCCTGCCGGATCTCCGCGACCGACAGCGCCGGCTGCTGGGTTGCCGGGTCGACGATGCCGTTCAGGATCTGGGCGGTCTGCGCGCGCTCGTATGGGCCGGGCTGGACGTACTCGTCACGGTTCAGCTCGACCCGGGTGCCGCGCGGAAGCAGGAACCCGGACAGCGCCGACATCACCGTTTGCGCTTTCGGGCGCAGGCCGGCACGCCAGTGGTAGTCGAAGATCGCGGACACGTTCGCGTACGTCATCGAGTCGCCCCCGGACGGGAGCCCGACCAGGTGGGGCGGCACGCCCAGCATGACGGCGATGCGGGATTCGTTGAACGTCGACAGTTCGAGCATCCCCATGTCGGACGGGTTCACCTGTGTCGGCTTCCACGTCACACCGCCCGACAGCACCGCCGGCTCACCGATGCTGGACTGACGGGCGGCGACCCACTGCGCTTTCAGCAGCATCGTCTGTTCCGCCGTCAGCTCGCCCGCCTCGACGGGGTACTCGAGGATGCTCGGCGGCACACCGCCCGATGTGGCGAGGCTGGTGGCGTACCGTTGCCACACCTCCGCGGCGACGAGGCGGGCCGCCCCGGCCTCCAACGGCCCGTGGCCGTGCGCGTCGCTGACGGTGGACTGGTAGCGGATGTGCAGCATCTCGCCGGTCACGTCCCGGTCACCGATCGAGTAGTAACGCCGGCCCTCCTCCAACTCGACGTTGACGGTCCACGGCGGACACACATGGAACCTTGCGGGCCAGCCGGTCGAATACCTGGCCGTCGCGATGACGAACACCTCGCCGACAGCCTGGAAATCCCAGAACGCCTGCTTCAGGAACTCCTCGGAGCTCGCGTAAATGTCGGGGTCCGGGTTGGTGAGCCAGTCCGCGTTCAGGGACGGTGCGGCCCCGACGAGGTACGGCGGCATCGTCGACAGCACCGAGCTGTTCAGGTCGATACACACCCACGCCGTCTCACCGAGCGTCTGCAGCGACGTGCCCGACCAGTTCGGTGTGGCCCACTCCGCCGGCCAGCCTGACCAGGCGGACGGCCTGATGGTGGGCGGGATCCACGGCGGGCCTACGGGCTCTTCGACGACGACTCCGTTCGGGTCGCCCGGGTTCACGTTGGGTGGCCCGACGGTGCCCGGTGCGGCCGACACCGGATCGTTCCCGTTCGGGATCTCCGGGTCGGGGGGCCGGATCGCACGCGTGAACAACCCCACGGTTCCGTGATACTAGGCCACAGCGGGGACGGGCGCAGGTTTGTGGGCGGCCGCCAACGCCCAGACGGCCGCCTTCACGAGATGCGTCGCCGGGGATCCAGTCACGATCAGGCCCGCCATCGTCGTCCGTACCATCGTCGCCGCGAGCACCTCGTCGAGCTTCCCTGTCACCTCGTCGTCATGGACGATCTGGCCGGTCACCACCATGTCGCGGAGCAGCGCGAGCCCTGTCCTGGTCTGCGTCGACACGGCCGCCCGCGGCCTCGGTGTCATGTCGTCCGGCACCCGGTCGAGCAAAGAGGCGCCGACGAGCAGCTCCCGGATCGGCCGGCCGATCCGCTGCACATCCTCGATCGCCGTGTCCCAGTCGCGGCACAACCACCCGTCCAGCTCGAGACGCCCGTCGGGGAGCCGGGCGGCGACCGCGACGGCCGCGCCGAACCCTTCGGCGTCCTCGACCGCGACCCACACCGGCCCGACGGTCTCGACCCCGGACACGGCGCAGTCGGCCCACAGGCCGGCGGGCAGCAGATCCTCGGTGTTGCCGGTCGGGTCGGCCAGCTTCGGCGGCCACTCGTTCAGCCATTGCGCCCGGAACGACGCGATCGGATCCGGCTCCGTCGGGTCGTCCATCGTGTTCTCGAGCGCCGACGTGAGGCGCCGCTCGAGCACCCGCTCCCGCCTGGCGTCCCAATGCGCCGACGCTTGCCGCCACGCCGCCCGGTCATCCAGCCGGGACCCTCTCGGCGCCGACCATTCCAGCAGCAGCGACCCGTCGCCCTGCTCCAACTCGGACAGGGCGAGCCGGCGGCGGGACAGCATCAGCGACGTCGTCAGCCGGTGCGCCGTCGACACGAACAGGATCTGCGGCTGCTCCCGCTCCGCCATCGTCGGCTCCAAACCCTCCTCGACCTTCGCCAGCTTCACATCCCAGCCCTCATCGACGAGCGCGAACGTCACCGCGAACCCGTACGGCTTGTCCTTCGCCTTCACGATCCAACGCGACCCGCACTCACGCCGAACGATCCGCTCCTTCCCGTTCGCCTCGTACACCTGGTACTCGTCCTCGCGCTGCTGCGCCCACGCCCGCGACGGCCTCTGCACCTCCATGCACACATCGAGGTTGTTCCCGACGTGCATCACGTTCTGCTGCTCACCGAACCGGTCGGCCTGATGGATCCGCCACATCGCCAGCTCCCTGAGCAGCCACGACTTCCCCAGCTGCCGCGGCATCGACAGGATCGCCTGCTCCCACACAAGCCGGCCGTCCGCGTCGATCTCGAGCATGCGGGCCGCCGCCAGCCTCTGCCACCACCTGAGCCGGCCGCCCGTCATCCGCTCCGACCACCTCACGAACTCGCCGCCGAGCGACCCGACCGCCCGCCGGTGCGGCACCGACATCAGCCTCGGCCACGACGACCCCGCCGGCGGCCGCCGCAAACCCTTCAACCACGGAACATCGAAACGCGGATCCGACCACAGAAGCCCCGCCGGCTCCTGCTCAGGCGGAACCACCACGACCGTCGGCTTCCGGCCGGCCGTCGCACGGTTACACGCCTGATGCTCCGGCCCCGAATACCGAGACCGGTCCCCGTCGACATGACCAAGATCCCACGGCTCACCCGGCCGGATCCGCTCACCACACCGAACACACCGCGCCCGGCCCGACAACACCGTCTGCTCCAAACTGCGCCGCAATCGCTGATGCGGCGCCCCATAGCCCGCAAGCGTCGTCGTCACGCCCGATCTAGTCACGACTCGCGGAGAGAGAGGCCAGATGAGTGGGGGT